TCTCGCAATCCAAAAACGGGACGGTGTTATCGGTGTCGCGCCTGCGTTTGTCGCGCTTCGCTTGGTACGTGCTGCCACGCTTCGCGTTGCATCCGGCGCATGAGCCGACAAGGTTTCCACGCTCATAGGCGAGCTCGGGGGCCCGGTGTAGTTCTACAACGTGGTCGGCTTGTGTAGACGGCCGGCGTTTGCACCAATGGCATAGGGGCTCGTCGGCTATCACTTGCTTGCGTAGTTCGCGCCAACGCTTGGTTCCGTAAATGTTTTGTTGGCCGCCGCTCATCGTTCACCGACCTTGGGGTTGCAGCCGCATCGTTCTACGTCGTCGCCGTACGCTGTCCACCCCACGCCGCTACACGTTGTGCACAAGCGTGGTGGCTTCTCTTTAACTATGTCTCTTTTTTTTTCACTACGTAATTGATAATGAGTAGTTACTAAGCGTATGGGTTTACCGGCGTCGGGTAATCCGTTGCCGGTAGCGGACTTATCCACAACTTTTACCGGGTAGTCATGCACAACCGTGACGGTGCGTACCCTGCCGAGCTCGTCGCGCTCTTTGTGGCGTGTTAGGTAGCCGTACGTTTCGAGCTCTTTTAGGCCGGTGCGTATGGCGTCGCGTCCGTCGGGGCCGACGCTTGCTAGGTGATTGACCCGGCAAACCCAATGGTCGGGCATTGACAGTAGGTAGGCAAGAATTCCGCGGGCCTTAAAGCTCAACGCGTGATTACGCAAAATGTCGTTGTCAACCACCGTGTAGGTGGCCGGCCTTGGGCCGCGCCTAATCATTGTTGTTACCGAAATCTTGGCGTAGCGCCTCGAACGTGGCAGCCCATGCCGGCGCGGTGCCGGTGATTTCATAGAATTTGCCGGCGAGCGTTTCCCATTTGGCGGCGCTGTCGCTGTCGGGGTGGTCAATAAGCGTTATGACGGTGATGAGCACGCCTAACGCTTTTTCTTCGTCGGCGTAGAGCGCTAGCGCGTCGTTTATGAGCTCGTCGGGCGGGGTCATGGGTTTGGGCCTCTCAATATGTCGGTGATTTCGTCCCAATCTTGGGGACGCCATGTCACGGCGTAGCTGCCGGCGTCGTCAAGCATGTTGAGCCATGCCCGTTGCCCGGGGGTTATCTTGCCGCGTTCGGTTTTAAGCTCGGCAAAGATCACGCCGGGCGGTTTGTCTCGGTGGACTAGCACAAGGTCGGGAAAGCCGGCGTTGCCTAGGTAATGGGTGCGCCATTTGCCGTTTGGGGTTAGGGCCGGCGTCGCGTGGTACACGTACCAACCGCACCATGCGGCTAGGTCGGTGACGGCTTTAAGAAAGTCGTTCTCAGTCAAGGCGCTGTTGTTTCATCCGGTCAATGGCGGTTTTGCATGCGTCGAAATCTTCGATTGCGGCCTCGTCCGGGTTTACGCCGCGTTCGGCACACAACTTTTTGTAGAACGCCACCATTTTGGGGGTTGGGGCCTGCCGGCGTTGCACCGTTGCCCCCGGGAACGCGTCTAGAACGGCGTTAGCCGGCTCGCCGCTGTCGGTGTCCCCGCCACGTGCTAACGCGGCTTGTGCGGCCTTAGAAGCGGGTTTAGCGCGGCTTCCGAGCGTTTCGCGTTTCACGGCCGGCATTGCGTCGTCAAATTCTCGGTCGGTGCCTACACGTGCAGCCACCTCGTCCGAGCTCGCAAGCGATTTGTCTATGCCGTAACCCAAGTAGCCCAACGCGCGGCCCACGGCGCTTGTGTAGCCAACCATTAGTTCGCTGTTGCGGGTGTACGGGGTGCGGCCCGGGATGGGTTCGAGCACGCTTCCGCGCACCGGGCGCGTGTCGTCCGGGGTTAGGTACACCCATACCGAGCAACCAATAAACGTTTGGTCACCGATGGTTTGCACCGTATGGGGCTCTTCGACAATTCTCATGTCGGGATGGTCGGCTAACGCTGCAAGTAGGCGTTGGTTTACGGTTACGTAGCCGTCAAGGTTCACGACCAAACCCCCAATTCGCGCATTTTGTTATGCAATTGGGCAAGCCCGCACTTGCATGGTTCCGGTACCCAATAGCGGCAACTTGGGTCATGGCGCGTGTAAGTGTTGAGCTTGTCAAGCAACGTTTTAACGGTGTCGCTCAACTTGGGTGTCCGGTCACGGGCCGCGTCTTTGTCCACGATAAGTGGCCGGTGGCCGTCCACAAGCCGGTAGGTGAAATGGCCGCCGCCGTGATCGTTGGTCACAATCTCATAGGCACCGAACTTGGCTTTGCGTAGGTCACGCAACCGGGCCGAAACACCGGTTTGGGTGCCGCCAACAATCGCGTGGATTTGGGCCACGGTGCGCGGCTGTCCGTCACGCATAAGGTAAAAAATGCGTTCTAGTTGGTTAAGTAGCCGGCCGTCGTCGGCGGCTGTCACGTAGTAACCGTCAAAAATCGACGGTTGGTCGGGCATGGTCGGGGTCATGCTGTCTCGCTTTCTCTGGTTGGTTAGTCGGTGTAGCCCCACGGTGACCACCCACTAGCGGAATACGCCAGTAGCGCCACCCTTAGGTTGTAGGCCGGCTCATAGAGTCGGTCGGCGTCTAGTTCGAGCCGGTACACCCAAAAGCCGTTTATTTGGGTGAGCCCGCGAGAGCCGTATTGGGTCGGGTCGGCACCGTTGTGGGCGTCCGGTAGGCAGCGGCTTTCACGCCAAATAACGTGGTCTAGCCGGTCTAGTTGGTCAAGCGGCCACCCTTGGGCGATGGCTTCGGCTTCCCATTGCGGGCAATGATGCATGATGCCCGGCAACGTGGTTGTGGTGGTTGCGGCCGGCGGTTGTGGTTGCCGGCGGCTGTCGGCCCACACAACGGTTGTGGTGACGGCTACGGGGGCCGGCCGTGGGGTGCTGCCGTTGCCCGCGGGGGCCTCTTCCGTAGCCGTCGGGAGCTCATCGTAGACCGGGTGCACCGGTTCCGTGACGTTTGCTAGGTAATCGGGTTCGCTTGCGCCGAGCGCAAGGTAGCCCCACACAAACGTTATGGCTAGCGCGATGGTTCGCAACATAGCGGTTTTTCCTTTCGTCGGGGTCGGCACGTGTTAGGTACCTGCCGACACTATGACGGTTTTTCCGCTAGCCGTCAACCCCCGAAAAGTGCCGCCCATGTCTTAGGGCCAACCAAACCGTCCACGCTAAGCACGCTCGCGGCTTGGAAGCTTCTAACCGCGGCTTCGGTTTTCGGCCCAAACTTGCCGTCTACCGCAAGGCTCGCTACCCCTTGGTCGTTAAGCCGCTGTTGGATACGGCGCACCCGGGCGGTGGCTTTGCTGCCGCGCTTGGTCACCGTCCCCGGGTAAGCGTTATCGGCCGGCTTCGGGGCCGGCTTCGCCGGTGGTGCGCCGAGCCGGTCGGCAACCGGGGTGTCCCACGCCCACGTTTCGGGGGTGCACTCAATATGCAAATGGTCGTTACGGGCACCGGGCGGCCGATTAACCCAACCCTTGCCGAGCTGCCAATAGCGTTGCGCCCAATAATCATGCACGCGTTGCAACCCGAGCGTTTCGGCGTTGTCAACCAAAAACGGGATTACCTCGGACTCAATAACGGCCCGGTCGGGCCCGTTGCGGTAGCTCATGTCTTGCGCCGCCCCAAACGCGTGAGAGCTCCAAGACGTACCGCCTCTAATCGGACGCCGGCCATAGCATCCAAGATTTGTTAAACCCCAACGCTCACCGCAATAGTGCAGCACGGCCCTAAGGTTTGGGCTACACGTGGTAAACGGTTCGCGCGGCGTGTCGCGCTGCCAATTGTGGAACGTGACCATTAGCCGGCCGCCTTTTTGCTAGCGGCATTGCCGGCCGACACGCCGACAAGCGCACCGAAAATGGCAAGCCCGGCTTCGGCCGGCACCGTTTCGAGCGCCATAAGCACCGTGATACACACAACGCCGGCGGCTTGGTTGAGCGGGTTAATGAGCTTGTCAATTGTCATTTTGGTTTTTGCCTTTCAGTCCGTTACTTGCTAGCACGCCCGAGAGGGCCCCGGTGAGAAACAAAATCATGGGTGTAAGTAGTTCCCACGCGGCGGCGTCGTTAGGTGCTTGGTTTTCTATGGGTTGCGTGACGAAAAGTAGGCCGTAGAGAATGACGGCGAGCGCGAGCACAAAACTAAACGTGAGCCCGAGCCCGACGGCGAAAATAAGCCGGGCTTTGAGCTCATCGGCGGTGTAACGCTCGCGTGGCATGTCACATACCCCGACAATCGGAACCTAACGCGGCCCCGCACGACGGAACCAAATATTGCGGGCACGTACCCCAAACCGCGCACTTGGGCAGGCTGCAATCTTCGGTTCCCCAATTATCGGGGTTTTGGCACGGGTACCGGTAATCACCGTCATAGCTGCAACCCGCGGGTAGGGCCGGTAGCACGGCTGCGGCCACAACAATGGTTAAGCCTCGAACAAACCGATAAGCACGACTAGGGCCGTTAAGCCGGCGAACACAAACCACGCGCTCACGGGGCCGGCGGGTAGGGGTGGGCGGCTTTCACGGCGGCTACGGCGTCTAACCATGCTTGCTCGGTGCCGTCGCCGCGTTGCCACTCAAAAAACAACGGGTCGCTTTGGGTTTCATAGTCGGCGCGTCGGGCGTTCTCAACGTCTGCAACTTGGTTGTCGTAATCCACTTGCGGCCACGCGGCGTCAAGCTCGGCTTGCGTCGGCTTCGGAGTATCGGACAACCACGTAAGCCCGTCGTAGGCGTCACCGTCAAGCGTCCACAATGCGTCCGGGTAGTTAACAGTGAGTACGGCGGCGTAATCGGTCACGCTGACACCTCCATAAGGGTGACGGTGGACGCGGCGCGAACGTAGGACACCTGGTCACTATCTAGTCCGGTTCTATTGACCCCTAGGGTTTTCGTGACGCCTCGGGTGTTGACAAGATACACCGCATAGGTGGTAGCCGAGGTCGTAGCGGGGCTGTCTAAGTAGTTGCCGGACACGTTTACGATGTTGTCGGAATTTTGAGTGCCGGTCTTGTCGGCTCCAAATACCGTCGGACGGCTTCCCGCCGCGGCTCCCGAACCTATCTCGGTAGCGCCACGGTAAAGCCGCACAACGAGAAAAGAGGTGTAATCGCTTGTCTCGATACCGTTTACGTTGAGCATCACAAGGATTTTCGACGTAGCGGACGACGGCGTGATACTGGCACTCAAACCAGTTACGGCCGTTTCTCCGCCCGACGCGACCGATGCCGTAAACGTGTCAGTTTTCGTGGTAGAGACCACTTGCAGGATGCGGAACGCGCCGCGTAGGTCATTCATTTGGGCGGCGGTTAAGACGTTGCCGGCAACAAACGTGGCGGGAAGCGTGGTAGGGGTTGCCATAGGTGGTTTTTATCCTAGTGCGTTGTTGGCGTCTAGGACGCCATAGGTGGGGTCGTCAAGGATGAGCTCAAACACAATGGTTGTGGGGCTCGTGTAGAACGTAATTAGGTGGCCGGCGCGTACCGCGAGCTCATGGCGTATGCCCTCAATAGCGAGCTCTTGGGTGAGCGTGGTCACACTTTCACCGTTCACAAACGTTTTGCTTATTGCGATGGTGTCGCCTATGTCGGCGGTTGCGAGCGTGTCGCGTTGCGCCGGGGTGAGATCGCTAAACGCGACCGACACGGCGTTAAACGTGGCTTCGGGTTCGGGGTTAAGTAAATATTCGGCTAGTGCGGTGGCGTCGGCGTCGGTGTTTAGCAACGTGTTGAGCGCGGCGCGGGCCTGCACAAAGTATTTGGTTTGACTGTCGGTGTCTTGGGCGCTGCCCGATTTGTTGTTAATTGTGGTGACGTACGCAAGGTTTACGATTTTGTCGGACTCAAAATCAATGTTGAGCGACCGGTACGGGTAGCCGGTACCGTCATCGGCAAACGTGGCTAGCGGGCTCGAAAGGGTAACGCCAATACGGTTTTGGAACGTCAACACGCCGTCACGGCTCACAAAAAGCCGGCCTTGTTCGGCCTCTTGGACTTGGCGTAGGTAGTCAAGCACGTTGTCGCCTACGGCTAGGTCGGCCTCGTGGCCGCCGCCGCCGCCACCGGAATGGCCGGCGAGCTCCACGGTGCCGGTGGCAATGTCTCGGGCTGCGCCGGTCGGATAGTTCACGGTGGCTAGGTCAAGCACCGTTTCGACACGTGAGCCGCTTAGCTCTTGGTCGATATGCACCTCGTCGGTGGTGGTTTGCGCGAGCCGGTAAAAATCGTCCGCGGCGGTAACCGAAACGGTGTCGTCACCCGACAAACCAAAATTGTAGGCGTAGTCAATAATTCGGCCGGTAAACAGTAGTTCGGTGTCCCGGTAAAGATTGACCACCCGGTTAGGGGCGATACCGGGCTCGTCGTTAGACGGGTCATAGTACGGCCCGTCATTAGCGAACGGGTTAAACACGCCGCCGGCGGCCGTGTCGTCAAGCCGAAACGTCAAAATGCCGGCAGGGAACGCGTCGCTTGTGTTTTCGCGGCCGCGGGCCACGTTAATGCTTGTTGTGCTGTCGGTTACGTCGGCAAAGTCGGTGAGCCCGTCTAGAACGTAAGTAGTGCCGTCTAGGACGCCGCGTAACGCGTCGTCAAGCCGAAACCCGCGCACCGGTGCCCCGGTGTCAATTTCGAGCGTGTAGGTGCCGCTAGCAACAATGTTGGCCGGCATGGGTCACCCGAACGCCCCGCTAGTGGTGCGTACCGCAAAGTTGGCGGGGCCGCTTGTGCGGTTAAACGCGTTGAGCGCGTCGTTAACGACTTTGCCTAGCTCGGCGTCCGAACGCACCACGGCGGCGTTTACGGTTACCGATTGGGTTACGGCGCCGGTGGACGGTTCGCGGGTGATGATTGCGCCGCCGCTAATCGTGGTGGTTGCGATGGGGCCGGCCATGGTGCCGCCGGTAATGCTGCTCTCAAACGTGGGGTCGGGAACGTAGGTGGAGGGTGGGGCTTGGGCCACTTTTTTGCGGGCTTCGGCGAGCCGTTCGAGCGCGGCGGCGGCTCGGTCGGCCTGCCCGCTGTCCACCATGACGGTTAAACGCTCTTGCAACGCTTGGCTAATGGTGCCGAACGCTTCGATTGCTTTGCCGAGCTGTACGTAAACCTCTTCGGTGGCCTCTTCGATTGCTTGCAAGTCCCCGGACGCGATAAGCGCCGGGTCGTGCAACGCGGCGACGGCTTCGGTGAAATCGTCTACGGCGTCGTCTTGGTCAATGGCGGTAAGCATCCGTTCGAGCTGCGGGTTGAGCTCGAAAAGGTCGCGGTACACCTTATTTACCTGCGTGGCAAGGTTCGCTTGCGCGGTGGCGGCGTCGTCGGACGCGTCGGCCACGTTGTTGAGCTCGGCGGCCGCGGCGTGCGCCTCATAGCGGGCAGCGGCCATTTCGTCATACTGACGTTGCGCCTCTTCGGTCACCACGGCCATGCTGCCCGCCGCGTTATCCGATGCCTCTTCTAGCCCCTCGGTTTCTTTTGCGAGCTTGTCGGTTTCGTCGGACGCAAGCCCCAACTTTTTAGCAACCCAACCGATAGCGTCCCCGACTTTTTTGAGCACGCCAAACAACGTTTCCACGGCTTTGGTGACAATGCCAAATTTCTTTTCGAGCAAGATAAGCCCGGCGACAAGCCCGGCGATGGCTAGCACAATCCACGTGATTGGGTTAGCCAGTAGCGCGGTGTTAAACAACCACGTGGCGGCCGTCGCAAGCGCTTGGTAGGTGGCGTAAAGTTTCATTGCTGCGTTAACCGCAATAACGGTGGTAGCGAGCCCGGCCAGTACGCCGGCGAGCACAAGCACAACGTCGGTGTTGTTAGCGACAAAATCGGCCATGTTTGAGAGCAACGGCAAAATTGCCTCAATGACCGGCAAAAGCGCCGTGCCTAGCTCGGCTTGGACATCGGCAAATTGGGCTTGCAGCCGGCGGGTTTGGTTCGCTAGCCCGTCGCTTGTCCGGGCAAAGTCCCCTTGCGCGTCACCGGTTTGCTTAAAAATCGCCGATTGCGCCGCCAAAATCTTTTGTTGGTCGGTGAGCGCCCCGGACCCGTCATAGATACCGAGCGTCATCGCTTCGGCTTTAAGGGTGGCGTCGTTCAGTAGGACACCGAACCGGCGCATTGGTTCCGCTTCGCCGCGTAGCGCCGCGCCGATGGCGTTAACGGCCTCTTCGGGGGTGGTGTTGTTAAACGACGCTAGGTCGGTGGCAAGCGTCGTGAAATCGTTAGAGAAACCGGCGAGCTCTTCACCGGATAGGCCGGCGGCTTTGCCGAACGTGCCGAACGTGCCGGCGGCGTCTAGCACGGCTTGCTTGGATTGTCCGAGCTTGTCGGCGGCGGTGTCCGCAAACTTAGTTACCTCGTCGGCACCCTCGCCGAAAATGACACCGACCTTAGACATGCTTTCGGATAGATCCGACGCGGCGTTTACGGCGGGGACGGCTGCGGCGGCCAAACCGCCGAGCGCGGCCACGGCCGGCACAAACGCTTTTTGCATGACGAACCCGGCCTTAGCCGTTTTCGTTTCGAGCTGCTTAAAGTCGGCAATGGCCCGGTCGATACCCTTGCGGTTAAATTCGCTAACGATGGGAACCCGGATAGCCAACGGTTTTACCTAATTCTCTCTACGCGTTTGTTAATAGCGTATTCCATCTCGGCTATGGCATCTTCGATACCTTGCTGCACGGCCGGCATATGTTCCTCCGCGGCCCGCCACATAGCCCGGGACGCGTCGCCGTGCTCTTTGCGTAGCTTCTCAACCATCGCACGGCCGCGGGCTTTGCCCTCGCTTCGCCGGCCCGGGAACTTGCGCCCTGCCCGGTCGTAGACGCTGCCGCCGGCGTCCCGCATGACCATTGTGAAAAGCGGGAACGTGTCACGCTTTTTGTCGCGGATACGTCCACCTTTGTAGCTCACTTTTATTGAGCTTTGGATTTTGCGCCGGTTGTAGCCCCCGGTGCGGCGGGGCCAACTGCCCCAATTGTCAAGCCCCGATTGCTCGGGGATGAGCGCCCGGGCCTCTCGAACCATCGGTTGCGCCGCCAAACGCATTTTGGCAAGCGTGGCTTTGCGTAACGCCGGGTCAATTTGGCGTAGCTGTTTAAGCATCTCGTCTAACCCGTACATTTGGACGCTTGCTAGCGTCCCCATGTCCACCGGGTTAGTTCTACTTGCCACGCCGTTGCCTATTCTGCTCGTCTAAAACCGCTGCGACGGTTTCCAAATCTTTGGTGTCAAACGGTATGTCCGGGGGCCACCACGCGCAAGCAACTAGCAATTCGGCTAGCTGTCGGCGTCGTGTCCCCCGTCGGTAGGGGTTACGTCCTCGCCCCCGACAACCTCCACGTTGCTAATTTTTTTTAGGAAATCGTCGAACACGGCGGGGACAACGTGCCCATGTTGCTTGCTTGCCTCATACGCAAGGTAAGCCAAATCTTCCAAACCCATGGCCGTAGCCATTTGCGAGGCTTTGGCCTTAAATTTGCGTTCCCACGCGACCACCGTAAAAAGGTTGGTGGTCACCGTGTACGGCTCGGGGTCGGTAATGACCCTAAGGGTAAGTTGCATGTCGGGGCCTTTCTAAGGTTACGGGGCGATTGCCCGGGTGAGCGCACCCCCGCGGAACGTCAAATCGACGGTGGAAAGTGTGCCGAAATCGCCGTTAATACCGGTGTAGCTCTCCAAGTAGCACCCGGTGAGCGTATAAACCGGATTGTCGGCGGCGGGGGATGAGCCGGTCGCGCCGACAACCACGTTAAACGTGGTGCCGATGAGAGCCGCGAGATCGGCTTCGATTTCCGACGCGCCGTAGGCGAGCATGAGCGTGGCGGTGATTTCGTTAGCCTGCAAACCGGCGGTGTAGTTCCGGGCAGAGTCCCCAAACGTCGTGCTTTCGAGCGCTTCGATAGTAGACACCACCGAGCAAGTCGAACATTGCTCGGTGTAGTCGGTTCCGTCAATCTCGAAATACGGGTTGGTCAAGTTGGTAACGGTTGCCATTGTTAAGCCCTTTCGATGGCTAGGCGGGTTGTTAGGTCATATGCCGGCAAACTTTGCTCACCGATAAGCGCAATGCTAGGCGCTGCCGACACCACCGCGAGGGAACTACCAATAATCGTGTCCGCAACGGAAAGTAGGTAGTCGGTGGCGTCTTGGTTGCCGGGCGGTGGGGCCAGTACCCGGAGCACAACGGTGGCGTCCGGAATGTTGCCGTTAAACATTTGTGCGGTAGGCAGCTCAATAAAAACGGTGAGCGGCCGGGCGTTACGCGGGTCGGTTACGGGTTTGAGCCCTAAACCGGTGAGCACCGTTTTTATGCTTGCGATAGCGGCCGCGAGCGTGCCGGTGGCAGCCATTAGCCCACTTGTGGGCGGTTGGTGCCCAAAAGCTGCATGACTTGCCCTAGCCCGATGGTGTTCGCGCCCACGCTCATGCTCTCGAACGACTGGTAGCCGTCAATGCTGCCGCGGGTGCGGTACTGGCTTGCGGCGTAAAGCACGGTCCCAAGTTTTACGTCGGCACCGGGCACCGTGGACAAGCTGTCGAAATACCCGGCGGCCTGCCGGCGTCGGTACGCAAACGCGTTAGCGGCTTCCACGCAAGTGGTAATAAACGCGGTGTCGTTAGCGGTAGCGGACTCAATGCCTAGCCACTCAATCACGTCGTCGGCGTCAATCCACGTGCACGTAAGCCCGTAGGTCACGGTTCCGCTGTCGGCGGTTCGGGCAATGTCGTCGCCCGCGTCGGCGTAAATAAGTTGGTTCGGATAGTAAAAGTCGTAGTCAAACACTAGATCGCCGCTGTCGGTGACCTCTTCGAGCGCGTAGCTCTCAACCGAAACGACGGTAAACGTGCCGTTTAGGGTGCTGTTAGTAAGCCCGGCAACAGTGACCGATTGCCCTACCGCTACGTCGTTCGGCTCCAAGGTTTGCACCACGCCGTAGCCGTCAACACGGGTTACGTGGGTGACGGTAAATACGGACATGGTGCAAACCTTTGGGGCCTAGGGGGTAGGTATCAGACGAACGCGGCCTTGCGGAACTTGCCGGCGTCAATCATGAGCGTGGCAAGGTACCCGCGGAACGCGAGAGTGCGCGAAAGCGTGCTTGCCTCGCTCGTGGAAATCGCGCCCTTTTGCTGCTCGAAAATCTCGAACCCGTCGGGCTGTCCGACAATCACGGTGTCGTTGGCAAAGTTGCTGTCCACGACCACAGTCATGCCGAACGCGGCGGCCGGCGAACCGGTCGGGCTCATGCTCCCGAAACTGTTCATCGGGCCGGCCTGCGGGAAAAGCGGACGGTCGGCGGTGTCCACCAAGAGACCGAGCGCACGCCACATATTCGGGGAAAGGAAAAGGTGCGTGGGCAGGTAGTCGGTGGCCGAAAGGATGGCTTCGGCGGCCGTGTAAACCCAACGGGCCCATTCTGCGGGGTCGGCAATATCTGCAACCGTAAAGTTGGTGGTGTTGGTGGCACCGGCAACCAAATCGTCGGCGCACTTATTGTCGGTTTGCTTGGCGTACTGGCGGGCCATGTCGTCAAGGATGAGCCCGAGCACCTCGGGGGAGCTCCAATCGATTGACTCTTCCGAGACAGTCACAAAACCGCCAAAAACGCCCTTGGTGACCTGCAAGTCGTCAACAACAAAGGTGCCGTCGTCAAGCGCGACGTTCTCGCCGTTGCTCGCACCAATGGTGGTGTGGGTGGTCACCTTGGGGCGAATAAACACCTTGCCGGCCGCGGGCATGGCCTTGGGGCCGATGGCGTCCACGACCGGACGCAAGCCGCGCAAACCGTTGTAGACGGGGGCGACAATCGGCGTCGGAAGCACGCCGTCAAGGTCGGTGGTCACAACGTCGGGGGCCGCGGCGCGGAGCTTGGACGAAAAGTCCTGCCACGTAGCGCCGCCGCGCACAAACGCGGACACGTATTCGGCGGCCGACGGCATCGCAAAGTTGCGTGGCGCGGCCGGGACGGGGGCGGTAGCGACAACCGCGGGGGCTGCCTCTTCCACCGAAACGGTGTTGTCGATATCGGACATAGGGTTTGTTTCCTCTTCGGTTGGGGTTGGTTCGGTGTCGGGTTCGGCGTCATCGGGTGACGATGCCGCAACCTTAGTGATTACCGCACCGGCGAAAGCGGGACGGTAGACAAGCGAAAGCTCGTCCCATTGGGCGGCTTTCACGACCATTACGGGGCCGTCAAATTCGTGTTCGGTTGGTTGGATACCAACGGACACGCTGTCAATAGCGCCCATTCTTAAAAGCTCAACAATGTCGTCGCCGGCCCGGGTGCGGGCAATTTCGGCGGTAAACAACATGCCGGCATCGGTGGACTCTCGCGCCACGACTTTGCCGACAATGCGGCCGGTGTCGTGCTCTTCTAAAAGGCGCGGGTCGGGGCCGTCGGTCGGCAACGCGCCGGGCTCGATACGGACACGCTGCCCGCCCATAACGGTGGCTTCCACGTTGTACGGGGCCGCAATGCCGGTAATGCGGCGGCTTGGGGTGTCATCGGCGGACGCGTCAAGCGTCACGTTCTCGGCAACAAATCTAAGCATTGGGGTTTACCTCTCGGATTGTCTCAACGTCGGACATGGCGTTTTCGATTAGGTAGGCGGATACGTCTAGCTCCACGTGTTTGCCGCGGGCCGTGATGCTGTCCAAACTAAACGTTTCTTGGATGGCGTCAATAAACGGCTTGGCCCCGAATTGGTAAAGGTCTTTGCGGGCCTCTTGCACGTTTTGGTAGGTCATGCCGCCGGTTTCCACGCCGACAAGCCAAAACGGTACGTTTGCGACGCGGGCAAGCTCCCGGGCGGCGTACTGGCGGCCTTCGGTGAGCTGCAACACGCTTGGGTTGCTCTTAAATTCGCGGTACTCAACGGCGTTGTTGAGCGCACCCACGGATTTTGAGCGGCGAGCATCGGCCCACGCGGACGCTAGTTCGGTGAGCTCGTCGCCGGTCATCGGCTCGGACGGGTCAAGTTGCTGCAAGTAGCCGGCCGCAATTTCGGTGGACGCAAACCGTTTGGCGGCCTCGTCTAGACGGTACGCAATGTCAATGGCCCGTTCGCCCTGCCATAGCAACCCGTTAACGGGGCTTAGAAATTGCACCACGTTGTCAATGGGCATTTCGACACCGTTAAAAAGCACCTCTTCGGCGGGCCCGAACCATTCCGGGCCGGCTTGGTCGGGTGTCGAAATGTTGTCATACGGCAAATGTTGGAACGCTGCCGGGAACCCGGTCGAATAGCGCGACACCACGTAGGCGAAAGCCCGGCCATGCATGATCAAATCCTGCGTGACGGCCGCCATAA